AATTTTATCTGCAACAGGTGATGAGTCTAACGTTGATATTAATCTAAATCCTAAAGGATCAGGAACACTTAAATCAGGATCAGCTGCAGTTAAGGTTGCAGGCACAGAAACGATTTGGGTTCCAGCCCAAGCGATGTTCGGAACAACTACAAATGGAGCTGACGCACAAGCAGTTGAAACTACAGCAACTAGACCTGAATTAAAAGTTTTAGATTTTGATGCAAGTACAGCTGAGTATGCACAGTTTTCTATTGCGATGCCTAAATCATGGAATTTAGGTACAGTAACTTATCAAGTTTTTTGGAGTCCAAGTAATACGAATACGGATGACTGTATTTTTGGTCTTCAAGGTTTAGCTTGTACTGAAGGCGACACGGCCGATGCAGCTTTTGGAACAGCTATAGAAGTCACAGACGCTGGAATAGGAACTGTAGAAGATGTGCAAATGACTTCAGTTAGTTCTGCAATGACAATTTCCGGATCTCCAGCAGATGATGACATTTGTTTTTTTCAATTATATAGAGATGCAGCAGATGGTAGTGACGATTTTACTGGTGACGCACGAGTACTGGGAATCAAATTATTTTACACTACTGATGCGGCTAACGACGCATAAGGAGTATAGAATATGAGAAAAATATTAAACCCTTTAACGACAGAGGGTAAAAATTCAAAAGAAATAAATACACGAAGAACTAAATCTTTTGGTTATCAGATTTTAGGATTTGGTTCCGGAGGTGCTGGTGCACCAGATTTTGTTACAGCAACTGGTGGAACAATTACTTGTAGTGGTGATTGGAAAATTCATACATTTACAGGACCTGGAACTTTTACTGTAACAGCTGCTGGAGTTCCTTGTGGTTCAACTACAGTAGATTATATGGTGGTAGCTGGTGGTGGAGGAACTTCTACAACTGGAGGTTGTGGTGATGGATCCGGTGGTGCAGGTGGTGGTGGTTTTAGAGAATCCACTCCTAGCCCTGCGGCTTGGACAGGCTCACCTATAACTAATTCAGGAGGAGCATTACCAGTTTCAGTTCAAGGTTATGCTATTACAGTTGGAGGAGGCGGACCACCTTTCTCCACAGGAGCTTGTGGTGGGACAGGTAGTGATTCAATATTTAGTACAATAACTTCAGCTGGTGGTGGACAAGGTGGACAAGTAAGCTATCCAGATGTGAGCCCGTTGGCAAACGGTGGTTCTGGTGGTGGTTCTGGTGGCACAGGAACACCCGCGAAAACTAATGCTGGTGGTGCAGGAAATACACCTCCTGCAAGTCCTCTTAACGCTCAAGGTACAGCTGGAGGATCAGGAAATGGCCCAACCGGTGGTGGCGGCGGTGGAGGAACTGCAGCTGGATCAGGAGGAGGCCCAGGTTCTGGAGGACCAGGTGGTACAGGAGCATTAACAAATATAACAGGAGGCCCAGTTACATATGCAGGTGGAGGTGGTGGTGCAACAAGACCCCCTTGTGGTGGCTCAGGTGGCTCGGGTGGAGCAGGCGGTGGCGGCGCGGCTGTAACTCCTTCAACACCAAGTCCCGTAACTGGTAAAGGAGAAGTTGGAGGACCTAATCAAGGCGCAGGAGCAGGTGCTCCAGGTGCAACTGGTGGACCAGGAATTGTAGTATTAAGGTACAAATATCAATAATTAAATTATGGCACATTTTGCAAAAATAGGAGAAAATAAAAAAGTTATCGCAGTATTAACGCTCGATAATAAAGATGTGCTTAATGCTGATGGCGTTGAACAGGAAGCAGTAGGACAAGCTTATTTAGAAAAGCATAATAATTGGCCCGCACAAATGTGGATTCAAACTTCATATAATACATCTGGCAACACTCATAAATTAGGTGGAACTCCCTTCAGGGGAAATTACGCAGGAATAGGTCAGGAATGGGACGAGGCTAACAATATCTTCTGGCATAGAAAGCCATATGCTTCTTGGGTTAAAAATACAAGTACAGCCCAGTGGCAATCACCAATAGGTGATGCTCCAGCTTTTTCAGCAGAACAACAAAATCAAAATGAAGCTGATACTCATAGATGGATATATATCTGGAACGAAGATAATCAATCTTGGGACCTAGATAATTCTTTAGCTAGAAAACCATATGATTCTTGGGTTAAAAATACAAATACAGACCAGTGGCAATCACCAATAGGTGATGCTCCAGCATTAACTGCTGAACAAGAAGCAGATGCCGCAAATAATTATAATTATACTTGGAACGAAGAGGGCCAATCTTGGGATTTAGTAACCACTCCCGTAGTAGCATAATTGATCTAGATCAAATCTTTTAAATTAAATTGACATTAATATAAAGTCCTTTATAAAAGGATTTGGTATGCAAGAGAAAGAATTTAAAGTCCATGAACTGTTTTGTACCCCATTAATGGAAGTACAAGTTAATTTAGATGAAAATAAAATACTAAATATTTTAAAAAATTTAAAATATAAAACTGCCTATTTACCTGAAACTTATATATCTAAATCTAATAAAATTTTAGAAGACAAACAGTTTAAAAAAGAAAAAAATATATTTACAGATTCTATAAAAAAATATTTAGATATTATTAGTTATAATAAAAAATTTAAAATATTAAATTCTTGGTCTACAAGAACAGAAAATAATGCCTCAAGTCAACCCCATCTTCACAAAAATTCGTGGATAAGTGGTGTTTATTATCCAGAATCAAATCCTGGATTTAGTATTTCATTTATAAGAAATATGTTAGATAATTATTTTTTTCAATTAGAATATATTAATGATAAAAATAAATACTCTAATACTGAATGGATAGTTAAACCAAGTAAAGGTATATTATTAATATTTCCAAGTAATCTTCAACATAGAATAAATTTAAATACATCAGATAAAATTAGATATTCATTAGCATTTAATGTAGTTCCAGTAGGCACTTTTAATAAAGGATTAGACATAGAGATAACTTATGAATAAAATAATATTATCAGAGCAAGCATTGTACCATGGTGACGTTGCAATGCCAAAAGGTTTTGAAATTAACCAAGATGTTTTAAAAATAGATATTTTTGTATCTAAAGTAAAAAACTCAGAATTTGAGTATTCAAAATTTTGGGACATGTTAAATACATATATTAGAGAACACATACATTGTGAATTTAATATTAATTTAATTAATAAAAAAACATGGGGAAATATTTATACACCCAATCAAACAACAGAACCTTTATTAAATATAGATCCAGTTGATTTAAGAAATTCTCCAGATTATACTTGTCTTTATGGAATAGATGTAAATGATTGTATAATTAAAATACATTATGAAGATAACAGACGTAAAGGTAGAAGGTGGGAAGTGGAATTAAAAGATAATATGTTTATTATATTTCCTTCTACATGTATGTATTATATAACAAATAATCAGAAAGATGATTTAAACTTTATTCAAACAATAACATATGAACGTCACTAATTATTATTGGTATTTTAAGAAGGCACTGACACCTAAATTTTGTGATGATGTAATACAGTATGCATTGTCACAAAAAGAAATTATGGCTAGAACTGGTGGCTTCGGTGATAGAAAATTAAGCAAAAAAGAAATTGAAGATATGAAAAGAAAAAGAAATTCTGATCTAGTATGGTTAAATGATCTTTGGATATATAAAGAAATATTTCCTTTTGTGCATGAAGCAAATAAAAATGCAGGTTGGAATTTTGAATGGGATAGATCTGAACCTTGCCAATTTACAAAATATAAATTAAATCAATATTATGATTGGCATTGTGATAGTTGGGATAAACCTTATCAAAGACAAGCTAGTGATCCCTCTAATGGAAAAATTAGAAAATTATCTGTCACATGTCAATTAACAGATGGATCAGAATACCAAGGAGGAGAATTAGAATTTGATTATAGAAATTATGATCCTCATATGCGAGATGAATCTAGACATTTAATAAAAGCAGTTGAGATTCTTCCAAAAGGTTCTATAATTGTGTTTCCATCATTTGTTTGGCATAGAATTAAACCAGTGACGAAAGGAGTAAGGTATAGTTTAGTTATGTGGAACTTAGGTTTACCGTTTAAATAATATGTTTATAAATAATTATTTCTGGGTCCCTGTTTGGAGTGAGGAAAGACCAGAATTTGTGAACTCTTTAATTAAAGCTAGTGACAAATATATTAAAGAAGCAAGAAAAAAAAATAAAAAAATTATTAAAGCAAATGGTGATTTTGGAACTTCACACCACTCAATGCCTTTGACACAAGATAGTGATTTCGTGGATTTTAGAAATTATATTGGTCAAAAGTCTTGGGAATTTTTAGATCACATGGGCTATGATATGAGTTTATATCAAACCTTGTTTTCTGAATTATGGGTACAAGAGTTTTCTAAAAATGGGGGCGGTCATCATGCGGCACATATCCACTGGAATCAACATGTATCGGGATTCTATTTTTTAAAATGCAGTGATAAAACTTCTTATCCTATTTTTCATGAACCTAAAACTGGTGCAAGAACTACTAAATTAAAAATGAAACCAGACATTAAAGGTATTTTGGCTGGAACAGACTTAATTCACTTTAAACCTAAGCCTGGAACCTTAATGATATTTCCAGGGTACATGGAACATGAATTTGCAGTAGATCATGGTAAAGAACCATTTAGATTTATTCATTGGAATATACAAGCTACACCAAAGGAGATAGTACGACATGACCTTTAAAAAAGAAAAATTTAAAGTAGTACGAGAAACAATCTCAAATGATTTAGCTCTCTTTATTTATAATTATTTTTGTATGCAAAGACAGGTTTATGATACCTGTAGACAGCATAGATACCTCTCACCTTATGAAGCTATTATGGGTTATTATGAAGGAGACGACAACCAAGTTCCAGGGACTTATTCTCAATATGGTAATGTGGCTATGGAAACTTTAATGTTAAAGATTCAACCTATTGTGGAAAAAGCAACAGGAATGAAACTACAACCATGTTATACTTATGCTCGAATCTATAAAAAAGGGGATGTTTTAAAAAGACATAAAGATAGGTTTTCTTGTGAAATATCATGTACTATACATTTAGGATCAACTCATCCTTGGCCTTTATATATAGAAGCCGATCCAACTAAAGGAAAATTAACTCCTGATGGATATATCTCTTATAATACGAAAGGGATTAAAGTAGACCTTAAACCTGGAGATATGATTATTTATCATGGAATGGAACTAGAACATTGGAGAGAAGAATTTAAAGGGGAGCATTACGGACAAGCTTTTCTCCATTATAATAATCTTAAAACTCCTGGTACTAAAGAAAACATGTTCGATAAGCGGCCACACTTAGGTCTTCCGTCTTGGTTTAGGGGAAGATAACCTATATTTTAATTATAAAAAATCTTTACTAAAACTTAAAAATAGTTTATATAACTAAGCTTGCAGAGGGAGGAGCCACCACAGATTCCCTCTGCTTTAAATCTATTGAAATCCCACCCAATCTGATATAAACCACAGTAAACAGGATTTTATATGCTACAAAAAATAGAGTTTTTACCCGGTTTTAATAAACAAGTTACTCCCACAGGAGCTGAAGGACAATGGACCGGTGGAG